GTTCCCTTCACCGGTACCCTACTGGCCAGAAAGATTTTTTAAAAGGTGGGGGGAGTCAATATCCTTTCAACTCAACAAACCTTTTAGCGATTACCTTTCTACGGCTATTTATATAACGAGTAGTTTTATTTAGTTTCTCTGCCACATCTTCCCAAGTCGCACCAGCTTCTAAATATCTCATTTTAAAAATGACTAGATCACTTTCAATTAAGTTTTCCATCAAGGTATCTACAACTAGTTTAAAGCCTTCTAAATATCTTAGCGTTTGGTCTTCTTCAATTCTAATGATGGTTGCTTCAGTAGGACTATATACTGTCTTGCCTTTCCCACCAGTACAATCTTCAGCGCTATGTTTCTTATTATGTATTAGTTCCTGTCTTCTCAAATAAATTTTATTAGCAAGCGTTCTATATCGTCCTAACTCAATATCTATCCCGTCCAGGTCTCTGTTACTCAACTCGTACATAGGCAAGTACCTCCACTTAAATTTTAAAATTTTTTTATCTTTCAATTTGTCAAATTGTAAATTCTGTCAAACTGACAAAAAGCGCTAAAAGCCTTCCAACACTCCACTTACCAGGTATCATTGTTTTAAGTTTGACAACTCTTCAATATGACAAGTTCAAGGGAAATTTCTTTAATTTATCCCCTCAGTTTCTCATATCTTACATTCTGTGAAACTCACACTATTCTATAACCCCTTAATACATATAGCTTTTAAGCTATTGTTTTTTCTCAGTTTATGGTTACTCTATTATGTGAAACTATAGTAAAGTTAAAAAACAAAGGCTAGCAATACTTCTTTTAATCATTCAGAATATTATTAGCCTTGTTTAAAGAATCAATTATTTTCTAGATACTCTTTAGCTTTATGGTAGTCCTTTGGAGATTCTAGGAAGAAAGGTAAAATAGTATGTGGGTGTACTTCAGTTCGATACCGCGACAACTGATATTTCTGACTTAATTCTTTTACTACATTATTGTTTATTTCTTCAACTTCTTTTTTCAAATTTTGAATCTCATCAAAAGCATTTAGAATCTGTTTAAGTTTTTTCTGGTAACGTTTATAAACATTCTTACTTTCTGCCTGGCGCTTAGTTTCTTTAAAAATATATCCAAAAAGAACCGAATTCAATTCCCATTCATCGTTTTCAAATTGTTTCTCCAGTAATTTAATAGCTTCTTCCATTCTTTCAAGCTGCTCTATAGTTTCGGAGTTACTAGATAAAAATTCATCGATATTATCAAACGAAACATCTTGCTTCCTTACGATGTTTTTTCTTTTTTTATCTAGCTTTTCTCTTGCTTCTCTTATTTTATCCTTTTTATCATTTAGCTCTTCTAATAGCAAAAACACTTGTTCTTTATCCATTTTTATCTCCTAATTCCATTTCAAAAAGTAGGCGCAATCAGTTTCGATTTTTTTAACTACGAAACGGGTATAAAGCATTAAACTCATTCCATAAATAAGGGAATTATCTAGCCAACGTAAACTATTTTTATTTCTATCAAATAAAGTTACAAAATTATATAGATCACCAACAAAAGCAACCTTGTCTCCAGTCTCGCCAAGTATCTCATCAGATACTACTAAAACTTCATCAACGTATAAGACCTCTGAAGACTGTTCCTTCTTATTAATTTTTAGAATGTAACTACCGTCAGTAGATTTTTCTTTATCAAGTAGTTTAAATAATGATTTACTTAATACAAGAGTATTATGTCTATCTGGATTTAAATCGTTAATAATATCTTTTAATTCATCGATACTAGATACATTTTTTTCAGGGGCTTCTTTTAAAATTTTCCCAATCTCAAAGTTACGAGTTTTACGACACATTCGAGTTGTTTTTTTACTCAATAAATCGTCAAGATTGTAATTCCCATCTTCTAACTGTTCTGTTGATAAAGTCAAACGTCCAGAAAATGTTTTGTGTTCGAACTTGGTAGAAATATATTTCTTGCTTAAATTAGCTACTTCGTTGTTTCTGAATTCCTCTGCTTCAAGTTCTGATAAGTATTCCTCCTCAAATTTTAGAACCTCATACTCCCCACTTGCACCATTATATTCAATCACATTAACAAGATCCACAAGCTCTTTCCCACTTTTTGGAGTGCTATAAATATCTGTAATTTCTTTTGTTAATACTAAACCTGTTTGAAGACTCTTGTTATTAAGGTCTACTCCCCGCTTTTTTAAGTATCTTTCTACTAAATTTAGTTTTGTTGTCATGTTTTTTCTCCTTTTATCTTTTTATATCTGATTTTTGTTTGTAATTTTTTCTAAAATTCTTTGCTCTTAGCTTTTCTTTTATGATTCTTCGAGCTTTTAGAATCATTTTTTCTAGATCTTGATTTGTCTTGTTTGTTAGCATATTTTTCTAGTATTTCTTTTTTCCGTTTTTCTAAGTTATCATCATCTTTTTTGCACTTTGCAAATATTTGTTGTCTTTTCTTTGGATCCATAGAAAATTTATCTGCTACAACATACCCTAAAGAAGTATCTCCTGCCATAATACTCACCCCCTTTCAATGCAAATCCCATTCCGTCTACCTTCATTAGACTATCTCTCCTTTAAATTTATTTATTGTGTATCGTTTATCTTTGATAGTGAAAGCCTTAAAAGCATTACCTTCTAATCCCTTCAAGATTCTACTTGAATTTCTAGCATTATAAACTGTTCTTAGTTCGCTACTGTCTAGATTCGTGTTAAAAATTGTAGTTTCTCGATTATTGATAATATCAAATAGAAAATCCTGTTCCCAGTCACTCTTAGGACTGATTGTGCCATTTTTCGCTCCCAGGTCGTCAATGATTAGAAAATCTACATTGATTAGTTTTTTAACTGCTTCATGTTCCGTTAAACTAGCATTCTTACCATACTGCCAACCTTCTTTTATTTGCTTTATAATTTCAGTTAGACTTACAAATAAAACACTCTTAGGCTCATTCCTTTCTTTGAAGCTCTCATTTATTTCTTTTGCCATTGCAAGAGATAAATGACTTTTCCCTATACCTGTACTCCCACTTATTAAAGTATTGCCTGTCATACCATTCAGGTACTTTTCAACTTGCCCCTTAGCAAAGTCTAATAGTTGTCGTTCTTCTGTGGTGTTGACAATAAAATTATCGAATGTTGCACCTTTTAACTCGTTCGGGATCATACTTTCACGCATTAAGACATCATAGGTTTTAAAATATTCTTGCCTTTCTTCAAACTCCTTTACCAGTTCTTTTTCTTTTTGCTCAATTTCCTCTTGGCCACATTCAGGGCAAAATTCTAGCAAACTTCGTTACTGGCTTCCTCGTACAGGTATTGAGATTTCCCAATAGTTTACCTGGTGAATCTCACATACTTTTTCAGATATCTTTCTGTTGTTGTATTCTTTAAATTTATCTTGCATTTTTTAACTCCTAAAATGGTAGATCTGGAAAGTTATTGTCTGACTTACTTTTAGAAATTTTAGGTTTTTGATTTAAATAACTGTCAAACTTAGAACCGAATAGTGTTTCAGGCCTTAAATATTTAAAGAACTCAGGATTATCTTTCCATTCTTCCGTTTTTACATCAATCACCTGTTTAAAATCTTCAAGTGTATATCCTTCATTAAATCGTGCTATTATATGTTTTAGATTCTTTTCAAGATATTTATAGTTTTTTCCTACAGAATGATTAAGATAAGCAAGAGGAATTCTAACTAGATACTTTTCTGGCTTGCCTTTTGTAATTTCTTCAATCATTTCTGGTGTTAACCAATCAGGGAAAGTAAAGTCAGGTTTTCCTGACAATATATATTCTTTCTCTAACTCTTTATCTTTCTCTAACTCTTTATCTAACTCTATCTCTGTTGGACATGAGTTAGAAATAGTCTTTTTATTTTGGACATTCTCCAATTTTGGTAAATTTTGACTATTTTTTCTTTGGTCTCGCTTGTATTTTGCCCAGTTTGTTTCACTCTCAACCATGGCTTTTGCTTGCGATAATGTAGCATGTCCATCATCATCAATCTGAATTAGTCCACATTTTGTAAAATATGCGACTGTCATATTTATATCATCCTCGGACACATCCAATTTTAAAGCTAGTTCCTGTACCAAATTATCAAAATATCCCTCATAGTATAAAATACAGTCATCTTCTAAGCTTTCTAACATAAGACGGATATAAATAACCGTCATAGTGTAGCCCCCTGGCATATGTTTAAGTCGTTTAATAAAAAGATTATCAAAAAACTTCTTATCAACTTTCAACCAAAAATATACTTTAGTCTTTGCCATCATCCACCCCCAGGAACTTCAAAATGTCCGTAACTTTGTAATAAACTTTTCTTGTATCTTCTAGTGGTGGTTGATACCGTCTTAGTCCTGCGCTTTCCCACTTCTGCAAGGTTTTGTATTTTATATCTAACTCGTCCATGGCTTCCTGTGCTGACATTAAACCAGTTAGTCTTGGTTTAGGCCTTTCTCGGACTGCTAGATAGTTTTCTACTACTGTGCTGATTCTATTGGTTAAATCATTTTCGCTTTCTTTACTCAAACTAAACATATTCTTCCACCCCTTTCAGTGTAAAATTCATTCTATTCCTCGTTTTTTAGGCTGGTTTATAGGCGAAGGTTATATGGTTACTCATTGTGCCATATAAAATATCTTCCTGATCATTTAAAATCGTCTCAATAGTTTTCGAAATATATCTTAATTCTTCATCCGAAAAATGATTCTTTAATGCTCCTAAAATTACTGAAAGATTTTTTATGTTGTTTATACGCTTAACTATAAAAGCCTCTCTTGTTAAGCCATGCTCTTCTAATTGCTCTTTAGTATGTAAATGTATTCTATAATTCATTTGATATCTCCTTGTTTATTAATACCTGCAAGTTGAATATAACGCCCATAGCAAGGATTTAATTCACCCCTTGGTGTTTCTTCTGCTTGTTTATTGTAAGGGTGTTTATACTTCTCTAAATGATGTAGATAAAGGAATAATAGACCTACAACTAAAAGCAAGATAATTGCCTGTGTATTGGTTAAATCTAATTCATTCATGTTAGTTCCTCGCTTGATAATTATTGATAAATTCCACACGGTCTACTTGTTCCATTTTCAAGAAACCGTCTACTTCTTCATAGGTCACTTTTCTATCAACAAAATCAGATAGAAATTGAAAAAGTTTTGGGTACTTCTCCTTAATCTCTACTATCAGTTCGTCAAATTCTGCTTGTGTCATTTCTTTAATGTCTTTAGTCATGGTAAGCCTCCAGCTCTTTAGCGTTGTCATTGTTCGAAAGCAAAAAGGATATTTCGTTTAGACGGTCATATAGTTTTTCATTCTGGGCGTATGCTGCATCGATGTATTTTTTAGTAAGCCATAAGAATGCGGTTGTATCTTTCTGTAGTGTAAACTCAAGCCCTTCAAGAGCTATGTTATTCATTTTTAAAATGTTCGTGATGCCGGTTAATTCGTCCCCTAATTCTGCTAGTTTCTTAGCCGATAATAGGACTGGTTGGACTGATATTTCTTTTTTTGTTGTCATGTTTTACCCACCTTTTTTCTAAGCAAGTGCCTAAAATTGTCCTTTCAGCACTTGATTTTCAAAACCTTTTCTAATTGCTTGCCTGCTATTAGGTTTTCTTTAAATATTTGATAAAATAGCCCTTTTATGCTATAATTAGGGTATAGAAAAATTATCTATTACGTTTGTTTAATCACTTGCTTTGGTCGCCAAACTTTCTGCAAGTGATTTTTTATTTTCTTTTTGCATGATTACTACCTGACTTTGGTTTATAAAGCAAGTCTTTACTTTCAATAAGATCTAGAATCCAACTGATTCCCTGTTCTACTGTTTCAAGAAATGCGCCCAGGTCTTCACTGTCCAAGTTCTCGTAGTTCAT